CTGTTAGAGAGTGCCTTGGAAAACCCATAAATAGGTGGTCCAAAATAGGCATTATACCTGTGTGTGCATCCTGATATGGCTCGAGGGTCATAAGGTTCAGAATTCAACATAAGTTCCATTTTAACAAAAGTTTTCCTATAGAAATCCTTCCGTTGTAAAGGGGTTATTTCAAAAGACTCGTAAGCCTTCTTTTGGTCTCTTCTCCTCTTAGGTGGTACGCTATCTCTGTTATTCCATTCTTCGAATGTGTGATTAACATACTCCCAATTGGGGTAAAACTCTTGGAATCTGTCCATTATCCAATCTGACATGTTTTCCCAAGCTCCAGGTAAAGGTTTCACGCTTTGGTGGAGTTGTCTGCAGACTATGGAAACATAGGCATTTCCTCGAGTTTTCATCGCACTATGGGGCGGAGCCACATTAAAACCTAGTCCGAAGAGGTAAGTCTTCGGTTTAAATTCTTCGAGCTCGAAGCCCACAGGTTCTGAACAAAACCCGGTATCTGGTCTGGTTTCGGTTGTGGATTGATAGCCAGGTAATGATACATTAGTATCATACTGACCACAGGAGAGAGGTATTTGGGCAAAGCCAATATGAAGGTTCTCAAAGAACTCAGGGATCCCCCGGTCTGAGCCGGGGTTTGCGAGTTTAAAGAATTGTTCATTCTGCGTGTTTGCCCGTTGTAAAAATTGTCTATTATTAGAGCATCTGTGTCAAATTTGACTGCTCTAGGGAGAACTTTATTAGCTAAGTTCTTAATTTTGTAATTGAAAGTTTCTGGGGGTTTCTGTTCTTGTAATATTTTCTGGAATAGAGCTTCTGAAGCTTCATTAGCTCTAACTTTGCTGTCGTAGAGGGACTCTGCCGTCTCTTCGACTGTTCTTGATACTGAATGGACTTTCTCCAACCTTTTAGTCGCATCAGTCACTACGCCCATGGCGCCATTACCCTCCAGTGTTTTGAACAAAACATTTTTGCTCAATTCTTCTTCCAATTTGGAAGTGCCTTCCACTTCTTCTGAATCATAAGAATCAGGTTCGCGTGGATATTCTGGATATTCTGGTAAAGATTCTGGTGTCAGAAAATCTTCTGTTGAAAACACAAAAAACTCAAAAACAGATAATGAGTCTTTCTTGTTGACTTCTTTCCAAACTAAAACTTCATCATTGAACCTAGCACAATTGTGCTCGGCCCAAAAATTCATATTCCAATGGGTTGTTTCGAAATTGTTTCCTTTAATTTTAATGGTCATCAAGTTCCCATGGTAATGCTGATCACAGTTGTCTTGATCTCCCACATTGAACATGGACAAGCCATACTTCAAATTGGAGCGACT